GAGTAGCTGACGAAGAGAAGCCAGCTAACATAAGGCTAACAGCATTAGATTATAACAAGAATTTAATAGGTGTAAAGATAAAGTTATTCACCATACCGAGGTGACAGCAATAAAGTTAGAAAGAGAAAGTTATTAACATGAGAAAACAAGAGATAAAATACACGCATGAGGAGCAAGACGAACAACGCTATGAGCGTCAACGTGAACGATGGCTGGAAGGGCTGGCCGATATTAGCCAATCAAAATTGGCAGAAAAAGAGCGGCAACTGGATTTGCCGCTCACCGATGAGCGACAAAAGGAGGACGGGCAATGAGCGTAGTACCGTGGAAGCACACACGTTGGGGCTTGCAAGTCCTGATGGAAAAGATAGGAGCCTTTGAGATATGGGAGACGATGCCTCGGCGCAACCACTACGGGGGTGTGATGCGTAAGGTCGGTGAACAGATTGCGGTGGACAATGTTATCTACTCCGTGATAGAAGTTACACCGACTTGCGCCCTTGCGAAAGAGACTAGCGGCAGAGTGGTGAAGTTCACCACGGCAGAGGGTAAGGAGGTAACTATGAAGGCCAGAGGAAAAGGAACCATCCGTGTTAGTACCTATAAATATAAATGAAGACATCGTGCTATCCGATTCGGAACAGGCAGCGATTGATTTCTGTGAGGACTTACGCACACTAACCGAAGTGTCGGAGGTGCGTGGAGCCAGCGCAAAACGGATGGGCCAATCGTTAATCGGATGTGGCTTACATAATCTAAAAGAAGGATGCCGCGACACTGACCACGCGAAACGTATAGCACTGGCTATCATTGAATCGTGGGAGGAGTTGTGCGACAGTGAAGAATGCTAATGAAGGTTCCTTTCCTTTCCGACATTAGCAGCGGGGTTAGGTTCTTGCTCTTTCTTACCTAGCCCCGCTTTTTAACCTTGACTTGTACCGAAAATTGTAGCAGACTAGACGCCAATGAGTAAGACAACTACACAGGAGGATGAGGTCAAAGTTTCAAAGATCAGACCTGACTTAAACCGAAGCGGATTACACGTTCGCATTACGGAGCAACACCACAATAAACTGACTATGCTAGTGAGGGAGACTGGCCGCAGTCGTCGAGACATCGTAGAGATGTTAATTGATATGTCAAAGGTAGGAGAGTACACACAGTAATTTTTGTGGGGCTGGGTTGCACTGCCCTCTTGGGGATTCCTTCCCCAGACCTCCTTGCGGTGCAGCCCGCCTCACAATCCCGAACACAATGAAAACACAGTTTATTACCGTTAACGATATGGAGCTAGGCGACACCCTTATGAACTCTGACCAGATTACCTACGCCCATGAACTCCCCCCAGAGGAAGGAGTCGCTTGGATAACAGCAATTCATTTAAGTGACGGGACACACTTCGTCGTATCCCAATCCCTCGAAGAGATATTTAATATGACTTGTGAACAGTAGAAACAAGATGAAAACAAAACTTGAATTACTTGGCCCCAGAAGTTTACTGGCAGTTGGCTTACGCAGAAGCGGCATGACGTTCAGGAAGATTGGGGAGAGGATTGGGGTTGGCAATAAGAGGGCATCACAAATAGTTGCCAGAGGTGAGCGGAAGTTAAAGCTGTGGGAGGACGGAGTAGATTCAGTCGAACTTGATTGCAGAGCGGCCAACTGCATTAGCAATGCGGGCGTTGGCTTCAGCCGTGAGGCTGTCAAGGAAGCTATTGAGAGCGGCGTCCTGCACCCAAGTGTTTGTCGCTTGAGAAACTACGGCTGGAAGACTCATAAGATTTGCTGTGAGTACGCTGGCATACCATCCCATCGCGAGGAAGAAAGGCTTAAACGATTAAGGGCTGAAGTTGCGAGGTTGGAGGAGAAGATTGAGGGGATAGAGAAGGCTCACCATGAACAGTAGAGAATTCTATGAAGAGAGGAGCCAGAGGTTTCGCAGGGAGTTTAGCGGCCTCTCTTGGAAGCACTGGAGATCCTTCTACAACCATCGAGAAGACAGTGACGGACTCGGCAGACACGGAAGAGGGGATTGGAGCGACCTCACTCCCAGCGACAAATTTGATTCAGTGGAGAAGGTGAGGGATGCCATAGCGGACGGGCGACTACACCCACACAGCAAAGAGAGGCCAAGTGGGTATGGGAAGAAGGCACATATAGAGGTGTGCCGATTCGTGGGGCTTCCGGGAATGGAGTTGGACAGGAAGCGCAAAAGGCTTGCGTCTCTTGAGGAAGAGGTAAGGAGGCTGCGGAGGGAGTTGAGTGATTAAGTAGCATGAACAGTAGAGACAAAGGAAAGCGTGGTGAGTTGGAGTGGCGGGATGTCATCCGCTCGCACGGGTACGAAGCTAGGAGAGGCCAGCAATTCTCCGGCTCACCGGATAGCCCTGATGTGGTGACCAACCTACCCTATCACTTTGAGGTGAAGAGGGTGGAGAGACTTCAGATAGATAGTGCAATGAAACAAGCGGAAGGAGAGTGCGGGGAGAAACCACCAGTGGTTGCCCATCGAAAGAATAGCGGCCCGTGGATGGTGACAATGCTCGCAGGAACCTTCTTTGAACTGATAAACGAAAGAAAGAACAATGCCAAATAAACAAACCAGTGAGAATGATAAGCTGCCAGCCGTGCTTGCGAAGGCGCAGATGGAGCTAAAGAAAGCGATTAAATCCGCTGACAACCCCTACTTCAAGAGCAAGTATGCGGGGCTAGATGAGGTGATTGAAGCCTGTCGTAACACACTCAACAAGTTCGGCATAGCCGTGACGCAGACCGTTGAGTACACACCGGAGGTAACGAAGTACCCGCCAGACAAAGACCCCACCATCGTCCCACCGCAGACAATCCTCGTGACCACCCTGCTGTACGGTGACCAGTCCATTAGGAGTGTGATGCCTTTGGAATACAAGCGTGGTGATATGCAATCGCTTGGGTCAGCAATGACCTACGCTCGACGTTACTCCCTGCAAAGCATCTGCTGTCTGGCGACGGACGAGCCTGATGATGATGGCAACAAGGCTGTCGGTGAAAAGAACGTGGAAGCTAAAGTTAACAAGCGCAGCAACTACAAGCCGAAAGCTGGTGTTGCATCGGTTGACGAACTGAAGGTGTTAGCAGCACAAGACGCTGCTGATGGATTCATCAAATGATTAACATGGTGAACGGGCGGCAAAGATAGCCAAGCTCTTAGCGTTGCGATGTTCGGCAAACCAACGCTCAACTCGGCTACGCCGTGAGCCGCTCGTTCACCACTTAACAAAGGAGAATTATGAAGAATATAGGAGCTACTAAATGCGACCACCCCGACCACTTCAGGTCAATAAAACACATCCTTGTCAGGTGGCCCAACGGTCAGTTCTGCGTGATTGGCGGCAGAACGGAACAGGAGTTGTTCTTTGCGGCGGACGAGTGGGACGACCCCTCGACGGCTAAATATCTAAAGCTCCCAGCAACAGTGTCCTATGCCGTGGACTGCTTTGATGATAATGAAACCAAGTGGATTAAGGGCAGACATGACAAGGAGGTCAAGTGGTTAAGTTGGGATGAGTTGATTGATAAGCTAGAGACAAAGAAAAGCTATTACAAGGGTATGGGCGATAAGTTGAGGCGCAACAGGCAACTATGGGAAGAGGCTTGAAATATGAAAGACATTAACCACAGCGACAGAGCGCACCACCCCGACTTCCCGCCGTCATCACTGCCAGCACTGGCAAAGTGTCCGTGCTATAAGTCATCGGAGACGGTGGGGCAAGCAGCCATTAGAGGAACCAAGCTGCATGAGAAACTTGAGGAGATACTGTGCAGTACCAAACTGGTAAAGGAAGTTAAGGCTTTAGCAAAGGACTGACATGAAACGTAAGAAGGGATACCAACTATGAGAACAACAGAGACAAGCCCGCTATTAGGAGGTAACGACTACGATGGCAGCGAAGGTCACCTCCTGCACCCAGACCCGTTATGCGACTATATCTCTGGTGTGTATAACCACATTCAAAAAGTGACGATTAAAAAAACAGAATACGCCACCACCGCATTCATAGAATCTGTGGTAATCGAGTTCTCGCCAGAATGCCACGACAAGAACTTTGAACTGCACATCCGCATGGATAAGGGCAGAACATGGATAGAAAGGGTTCAACTATGAGAACCCCATCAGAAATAAGAGACGCTGCTATCGAAAGGTACAACAGCATAGCACCACCCAAGTTCGATGCTGGTCAGAAGGAGCATGGAGGAAGTCTTGATTTGCGTGTGCAGTGGGAGGACTTGGAGTACGAGGTGACGGACTTATGGTTCTACATCCAGAGCATGAAGCGGAAGTGTTCCCTACTGGCAGAAGAGAACAAAGAACTGCGTAGGAAGGTTGACATACTACGAGCCTCACTGGAGGAGATAGACTCGCTGCTTTAAGACTGATATGAAACGTAACCTCTCACTAGCGATAGACTTCCTGCTGCTGTGTGGGATTATGTTTATGATTTATAAGCTGCTCTCGACATGACTATCACTCTCGACTCTGCGGAGGTTGCAACTGCACAAATGCTGGCAGCGATGAGATTTAATGTGGCCCGTGCGGCGGGTGTGACCAACCGGAAGATGGGAGAGCAATCAGACTACGAGACAGACTTGGAAGGGATGGCATCGGAGATGGCGTTTTGTAAACACTTTAACTACTGGCCCGACCTGACGGTGGGGCCGAGGCAGGGCGGCTGGGATGTGGACGGCAGGGCTGGGGAACGTATAGATGTTAAGGTTACAAAGTATGAGAACGGGAAGTTGCTGGCTACTCTCAAGAAGACACCGGATGATGCCGACTACTATGTGTTGATGGTTGGGCAGTGTCCGACATACAAGCTGGCTGGATACGCAAGTGCGGAGGAGCTATTGAAAGAGGAAAACATTATAGACTTGGGGCATGGCAAGGGGTACGCCCTGAACCAATCACAACTGCAACAGTTCGCTGTTCCAAAGGAGGAGACAAGACCATGACAGACAAAATAAAACAATGGGAAGAGATAGCCCAACGGGTTGTGCGTGACCCCAAGGCAAGTAGGAGTGAGGTGGCTTGCGCCCTCACCGGCATCACTCGCAGCACTGACACAGAACTGCGCGGGTTGCTTGAGAAGAAGCTCAAGACAGCATGGAAGGCTAAAGTCTAATGCCGATTAAAGATTACCCCGATGAGATTGTTTGGGCTGCGGGCTACATCCTGTCTGTGTCCGGCAGGAAGAAACTAATCTCCGAGCAACGGGTTTCTATTATGAGGGATGGTGGGGAGGTTTCATTTGGCAGTATGGACGCTTACTGCAAGGGCCATCTCTTTGACTTGAAGACGGGGATGGTGCGGGACTACAAGCAGCAGATGGCAGCTTACGCATTGGGAGTGATGCAGAAGTTCGGTGATAAGAAGCTCACCTGTCACTTGGTTTATTCCAAGTACAAGAAGGTGGAGAAGTTTGATATTACCATAGAGGAAGCGGAGGACATTGTGTACGCGATTGTTGATTCGGTTGAAGACCCGACCCGCTCACCTTGGCCTTGCGACTACTGCCGCTGGTGTGGCAGGAAAGAAACCTGCACAGCAATAAAACAATTTGGCTTCTCGGTTGCTGGGCAACTGGAACTGATGAAGCATATCAATCTCGATGAACCGATTAACAACCCAGCCGTTAGTAAGCGGTTACTCTCTATTGCGGATGCAGTAGAGGGGTGGGCAAGCGGGGTCAGAGAGAAGCTAAAAGAGAAATAGTAATATGGCTGAAGAAACAAAACCAAAAGTAAAACTGGATTACAGTAAGGTCGCAAAGAAGGGCTGGCTGTATAAGAACGAACGCAAGCGTGAAGGGAGTAACGACCCTGACTTCAAGGGCAAGATTGTTGAACTCGACCTCGCACTCCTTAAAGACGCTGCTGACCATGAAGGCAAGGTTAGCTTGTTCCTGTCCGGCTGGACTGAAGAAGACCAGCAAGGCACGACACGGGTTGGACTCGCCATTCAGAAGGGTGTTCCCGCTACCTCTGACGGTAGTGAGTCACCGTTTTAATTAGGTACTAAACAGTACCCAACCCTTTCCCTGCTTTGTTTATACTGTGGTTGCGGGGAGGGGGTTGATTAAAAGAAAGAGGAATTATGAAAGAGAAAAAGAAACTAATTAAACTCAATGAGTCGGAGATGACTCTGGCTCGCATGTCGGTAGTGGCATCATCAATAGCATTCGGGGTTGAGGCAGAGGATATTACTGGCCGCCGAAGAGCCGCCGAACGAGTTGTGATGGCAAGGCAAACGTCCTACTGGCTATTGAAGTCGGGCAGCTTCATGTCCTACCCCAAAATTGCAGCGGCTTTTGGGGGACGCACACATGGAACCGCGCTGCACGGCTACAAGA